TCACGATCCGACCGGCCTTATATTCTCGCTACCTCTAAAATTCCCACCTATTTTTCAAAAGTCATAAGTGGATAAAAAAGATCCATCATTTGCCTAAAGAAATGTTTTGACAACTATGTCTTTAGATGCTATCTTCCTTATATGGTTATTCATAAATGCAGGGCTAATAGTATACGGAGTCTTTGGCGTGCTCATGCAGAGATTCGTTCGGGAGGAGTTAGTGATCTTCTTGGGACGGAGACATCTGCTGCTGTTGCAGAGACGGCCAAAGTTCTTGAAGAAACGGGCCGGAGGGAGGGCCAGAATGAGTTACGCCCAACATCCAGCCCTGCACGTAACTTGAACTGTGAACTTCCTCCGCACCCTAAAGGTTGAGAATATGCCAGCAGGTAGACAAGGTAGACGTAGAGAGATAGATAGTTCTATCATTATAAATGCTCTCACAGGAACCAGAACATTAGAACAAGCAGCTGGAGTTATTGGGTGTAGCGCTCCTGCCATTAGTGCAAGAGCAAAGCAAGACATAGAAGTTAAGACAGCAGTCCGTGAACAGGAACGTGCCAGAGAGTCAGATATAGCAGAAGCAATTATAGACTGTAAGGGCATATTGTCCAAAGTGGCTCAGCGCGTTGGCCTCGGTAGCGGAGCTGCTGTTCGTCATCATATTGCAAGGAACCCGAGACTCCGTGACCTCTTTAATGAGGCAAGAGAAAAGGTAGTAGATACAGCTGAAGACAATGTGTTTGAAGCAGTAGAAGATGGTAATCTTGCGTATAGTTGGAAAGTCTTACAGACACTCGGTAAAGACAGAGGTTACACAGAACGTAAAGAGATTGAGAGTCAGCAGGTACACTCTATAGATGAAGCAAGTACAGATCAACTAATCGCAGCTCTTAATCAAGCTGCATCACGGCCAGAGGCCATAGAAGCGGAGTTTAGTGACATCAGTCCAGAGAGTCAAAAATTAGTTATGGAAGCGTTATCAGAGGCGGCTCCGCCAGAAAGCACTTCTAACGATGAGTGAGTCTTTTGGGGAAAGAGCGGAACTTACCGTTAAAGATGCTGCTGAGGAACTTGCACGTAGACAGGCCGCGAAGAATTCGCTAATAGACTACTGTAAGTTTATGGATCCCAGTTATGAGCCATTCGATATACATCGGTTAATAGCTCGTAAACTTGAGGACGTGGAGGCTGGTAGATTAAGGCGTCTTGCTATATTTGTGCCACCGGCCATTGGTAAGTCCCGCCTCTCAAGCGAATTCTTTCCTAGTTGGTTTTTTGGTCGTAACCCCACGCATGAGTTCATTGAGACTTCTTATGATGAAGCTCTTGCAAAAAGTTTCGGTAGGAATGTAAGGAACTTCTTACAGCATCCTAAGTATGCATTGCTCTTTCCAGATGTTAATTTAGCCAGTGATGCTACGGCTATGGCAGAATGGAAAACAAATCAGGGTGGTGAATATAAAGCAGAAGGTGTAGGTGGTGGACTTATAGGATTTCACGGTCACGTTGCTGTGATTGATGATCCTTTTAAGAGTTACGAAAGTGCACTCAGTGATAATCAGAGAAGAATGGTTTGGGACTGGTATGCAGGTGTTTTACTTAATCGTCTACGCTCATATAAGGATGGGCCTGGAAGTGTTATTCTTATAATGCAGAGGTGGCATGACGATGACTTAGGTGGTAGAATAGAAAAGCTCCATGAGGATAGTGAAGAAGAATGGGACATAGTTAAAGTTCCATCTTTAGCAGAAGGAGACGATCCTCTTGGTCGTGAGGAAGGTACACCACTTCTTCCTGACGGCCCTAATAGAAGAACAAAAGATGAGTTAGAACAACTACGTAAAAGGAACCCTAACATCTTTATGGCTGTACATCAGCAGAAGCCATTTTCAGATGAGGGTGGTTTATTTAAGCCTGAAGATTTAAGGCTTTATGCTAGAAATGAATTACCAGAGAATATAACACTTTATGGAGCAAGTGACTTTGCCCTAACAGAAGGCAGTGGAGATTATACAGTCCACATGGTTTTTGGTGTTTGTTCTCGTGGGCATATTTGGATACTTGATTTGTATCGTAAACAGGTAGATATTCTCGGTGGTGTTTCACAGTGTGTGGACATGATGCTTGAATATGAACCTCTACAGTGGTTTTTTGAGAAAGTGCATATGCAGAAAGCCATAGGTCCGATACTTACAAAAGCGCGTAAAGAAGCGGGAGCTTGGACATCTTGTGTGGATGTTTCGGTTATAGGTAAAGGTCGTAAGGATTCGCCACAACGTGCAGGATCTATTGCTGGAGCTATGCAAATGGGTTATGTTCACGCACCCTCATTTGCTCCCTGGCTTGCAGATTTCCAATATGAGTTGACAAAGTTTCCTAATGGTAAGAACGATGACCAAGTAGATGCTTTTGCTCTTATAGGCATGAAACTAGATGACTTGCTTGTTGCTAAAGGTTTAGATCCTGTAGATGAAGGAGCTTTTAATTTAGAGGTTGAATCTTTAACTTTTGATGATTATCGTAATATGAATAGTGATAGAAGACGTGGACGTGCTTGGAATAGAGGAGCAATAGTTCTTCCTTTCCCCGAAAAGAGTCCCCTTGATGATGATTGGGATTCAGAACAGGTAAAACATGTATCCTGAGACAGAAGATGAAAGAGTAGCGTATTGGCAAAACCAGATAGCTTATAGCCAACAAAAAGCAAGACCTTTATTTGAGGCTTGTGAAGTACTACAAAAACAATATTATGGAGAAGCTTCAACAGACCGTGAAGCAACTGAAGGTGACGATTATGATGAAGATCACATTAGAAGAACTAAAAGCGGACTTATCTTTGGTTGGATCGATCAGTCTATCGCTAATATGCTTGATCGTGCTCCGATGTTTAGGATTCATCCTCAAAATAGAGCAGCGGCTGAGAGGTTGGATGAGGAAGATCCGCAAAGTTTAAGCTATGCACAAGCGGCTGAAAAAGTTATTAATTATCGTTACAGAGAAACTAATCAATTACGTGTGGATGAACGGATAGTTCTTGACGCTTTTCTTAATCCTTATGGTGTAGCTAAGATAGGTTACACATTAGATGAGAAAGAATTACAGCAAGAATTAGTCGCTGAGTTAGAAGGGGCATTAAACAACGATGAAGATCCAGAAGAAGAAAACACTCTCTTGGCTATTGGGCAACCATTACGAGTGGGGCCTGATGACGATCATGTTTTCCATTTGGAAGCGCACAAAGAGTTACGTAAAACACTTAAAGCACAAGGCAGAAAAGGCAAGAACGCTCCTTTATTAACAGTTTTAAATAACCACATAAAATTACATCAGCAATATTTAGATCGTTCAGAACCTAGTGCAAACACTAACATACGTAGAGGCGCTCCATATGCAGTAAGGTGGCGTCCTGATATGTTTCTAACTGATCCTTTTGCTACTGAGGGTCCGAATGATGCACGTTGGATTGCTTTTGGTTGGGAACTTCCATTAGCTGAAGTCCAAGCTAATCCAGGTTATAAAAATACAGATCAGATTGAGCCAAGCAGATATGAAGATGCTCCACAGTATGATGAAGGTGATGAAATAGAAGATGGTTTTGATGTAGTTCGTGGTTGGGAAATATGGGCAAGAAACTTTCCTGTGGCTCCTGGGAAGTTTAGAAATCTTCTTATAACTATTGTAGAAGGTTCTGATGTATTTATACAAGAAGAAGAAGAATGGCCTTACGATAGAATAGATGATTATCCCGTAGAGGTCGTTTCTTATCATGCGGGCATAGATAATTGGTATCATCTCCCTACATTGCTTTTGGGCGGTGGTGATACCACACAGGCCCTTATAAACGAGATTCTAGATTCATTCTTGTCTACAATCAGAAAACAAAAGAACGTGTGGCTTGTTGATCCAAAATTAGGGATCAACAAAACTGTAATAGCGGATATGTTAGAAGCTCCTGATGGGAGTGTTATAGAAGTTCCGGGACTTGCAGAACGTGGAGCTGCTAATGCTTTGTTGCCACTTCCGTTTCAGCAAATACCGAATGAAAAGAATGAAATGATGTCACTTCTACAGCAGATGTTTGACAGGTCTGTAGGAACGCCACAACCAGTTTCAATGCCTAGAGTAGATACAGCAACAGAAGCTAGTATAATGGAAAAACGTAATACTAGTCGTGAGAATAGACGTAGTGCATTGCTGACAGAATTTCAAGTTCGTAAAGCACGCAAGATGTTGCAGATGGATTTACAATACTTGCCAGATCAACTTTTCTTTATTGATCGTAGCGCGTCTAGTTTTGTTGAAATTTCTCCTGAGATGGCCAGAGGTGAATACTGGACAACTATGGATGTTACAAGTCATGCAGCTGCTATTAATGTAGAGAGAAAGCAGTTTATGGACTTGTTGAATTTATTTTCTGGATTAACGCCTCTTATGGTTGAGTCGTTTGGACTTCCTCCGAATATACCTGAACTTGCAAGACGTGTTCTTGTTCGTGGTTTCGGTGAGGAAACGGTAGATGAGTTGCTTCCTATGTTGGAGTACGCAAGCGAGATGTTGCAACAACAAGGGAAAGATAAAGCAGCAGAAATAAACAAACAAAAAATGGCTAGAACACAGGAAGGTAAAGCGCCAGAGTATTCTGATCCGCAAGCACAAGCTGCACAAGAGGCAGTTACAGCAGGACAGAATGCGGATACGGGAATCGGGCCTCTTAATCCACAAGCTTTTGCTGAGGGTGTTACCCCAACTGAGGGTGGACAAGCAGCTGAAGCACAAGCATCTTAACTCTATTGCAGGGTGAAACACAGTTATGGGAACATTTAGTAATCCAAGTGATTGGCCAAAAGAACGTTGGCCTAATTTTAGTGTTCATGAAATGAAATGCAAAGAAACTGGAATTTGTTTTGTTGATGAAAGTTTTATGGATAAGTTACAATTATTACGTAGTGATTTAGATCGTCCGTTAACTATTACTTCTGGTTATCGTGACGTTACTCATCCTATAGAAGCAGCTAAAATAAAGAGTGGAAAGCCTGGAGGTGCTCATATAACAGGTAAAGCAGTTGATATTGCTTGTGATAGAGAATTGGCGTATGAGGTGTTAGCAAGAGCTACGAAGTATGGTTTTACGGGTATAGGAATTAAACAGAAAGGTGACGGCAGGTTTCTTCATTTAGACACTATTTCAGACGAGGATAACTTTCATGTTCCACGCCCAACGATATGGAGTTATTAATGGCTAAAGCATTTTGGGATAAAAAGAATCCAAAGAAAAAGAGTAAGTCTTTAACGCCTGCACAGAAGTCAGCAGCTAAAGCAAGAGCCAAAAAAGCAGGTAGGAAGTATCCTAATTTAGTAGACAATGCGGCTGTAGCGCGTAAACGTAAAAAACGATAGGAGTTATTGATATGCCACCAAGTATGCAACAAAGAAAAAGAATTAGAGAAAAGCAAAAAGATAGCAGAGGTAGAATTAAAACTAAACAAGAAGAAGAAAAAAGACAACGTGGTCTTCAATCTGGTAATCTAATTGAGTCTGGAATGGACGATCCTTTTATACAGGATCAATTAGCTAGAGAAGCTAAAGCAGAAAGAAATAAACCAGGTGTACCGGACAAAATAAAACAGGGTGTTACGTATGCAGCTGGTGTTCCTTTAGGTGCAGCCGCAGGATTAACAGCAGAAACTGGATCAGCTTTATTGGATGCGTTAGGATCAGGTAAAGATGCGGTTGTTGATAAATTTAGAGATATAACTAAAGATAAAGTTAAATCTGAAGACTTGCCTCAGTTTGACGCACCAGCATTAGAACCTAGCTCAAACAACACTGCGGATATAAAAGAGGCTGTATCAAAATTATCAAAGCCCCAACAAAACATAGTATCTCGTACGATGCAAGGGTCTAGTCCTTTTAGATCATCAGCGGGTTTTCCAGGTACTGATTCTTATAAAACACCCAACACAAATGATTATGGTGCATTGTTTGAAGCGTTAGCTCCAGAAAAATCATCTGAAACAATTCAACCTACAAAAGCTGTTTCTAACGTATCTAAGCCTGCAATAAAGAGTGAAGCACCTATTGAGGATGTAGATTCTGGTGCGTCTGATGGCAGTAAAGATTATTGGAATGAACAATTTGATAGACTTGCAGCTATGGAACCAGAAGACATAGAAGCAGTAGAAGCAGTAGAAGAAATTATGGAAGACGATGCTCCTGAGTTAATGGCACAAGATATGAATAGGCCAGTTGATGAAGAAGAGTTTGCAGAGTTTATGGCGAACCCTCCTGAGTTTATGAGGCCGGCAAGTAATCTATTAGCTGATTTGGACGTATATGTCGATGATGAGGGTAAGACTAGAGTCAGGGAAAGTATAGATAAAATAGCTAGTGAACAATCTACACCACAAATGGCAGAAGGGCCAGCAACTTTGTCTAGCCTTTTTGCAAATCTTTTTGATCCTGTTAGTAAAGCGATAGAAGATCTTTATACAAAGTCTAGACTATCTAATTCTTCAGCAGAGAAATATGAAATAATGGACGAGATAGAAGATCTTCAAAAACTACAGGGTCCAGAAAGAACTGAAAGATATAGTGGACCAGGTGCAACACGAAGCATGGGAGAACGCCGTGATAAAACTTCAGATCGTAATGTCCCACAGCGAATTTTAAATCAAATGCGTGCTGCACAGATGAGAAGATGAGTAACGCTACACCGAACATTACGTGGGGAGGGTTGGCCAGTACTACAAAGATGGCTCCCTCCAAGCGTAAACCTAAGCGAAAGAAAAAGAAAGTTAAACGTAAGGTTAAAGTTAAGGTAAAGAAAAATAATGGCAAACGGTAGACCGTTTGATCGTGACTGGGAAAC